CTTGACGGACGTCTGAGCGTTCCCACCAATCATCGTCGATTTCGCGGCGTTCGTTTGAGTGCCGTTGCCGTTGTAAGTCTCGTAGACGTCGCAGTGGTAGACGGGCGTGAACCCGTGCCCGTTGGCATCGGCGTTGACCTCAAAGTGGATAGAGCCGTCGCAATAGAGATGCACGCTCTCCCCGCTCGTGACCTCCTTGCCGATGTACGCCTTGATCCCGCCGCCAAAGTTGGCCTCCACGCTGACGTTCTTGGTTCCGTCATACGTGTTCTCCACGGTCGAACCGGGGATGTTGATGTACGTCTTCCCCTGCTTGGAGACACAGATGGCGAACGGGTTGTCCTCGTCGTTGCTCTGTGGAGGGTTCATCTTGAAGAGGAACCCTCCCGCCTGAAAGTTGACCTCCTGATCCGCGGTCCCGACTGACCGCGTGGCCTCGACCATCTTGAACTTGCCGGGTTGGATCGAGAACCAGTTGTCGAAGATCGTCGGCTTGAGCACCCGACCATACGTGTTCAGGCCGTCGTCGGTGGCCGTGTCATTGCCGATCACGGTGCCCATCACGTGCTCGATGAACGTGCGCGGGTGGAGCGTATCGACGTTGAACCCGTCGATCTCGTCAAGCACGTCCTGGACGGCGTCCGTCGTGTGCTTCAGCTCGATCCGATGTTCCGTGTAGAGGTTGCCCGGCGAGTTCGCGCTCTCGGGGTTCGCGTTCACGATGTCAGACGGGAGGAACACCTTGCGACCGTTCGAGTACGTGACCGGAGGGAACTCCCCAAAGTTGTTGAAGAATGCACTCACCACGCCGGACGTATTGCAGAACTTCGTTGGGTCGCCGACATTCCCCGGCCCGAGCATCTCGAGGATGCTCTGACCGAAGTAGTGCTGTTGGGTCTGCGGCGAAACGGTGGCGTTGGGGTTCTCGACGTTGTCCCCTCCCGGCGCTTCGAGGAGGGGCTTGGTCGTGTCATTGTTCTGGAAGATGTCGTAAGGGAGATAGCTCGCCCCTCGACGAACGGGCCCGTGCTCCACCTTGACGCCCGAGGACGAGTGGAACTGGGAGATGGACTGCGTGATGAGCAGACGCTCAGCGTCCCGAAGCTCGATGAGGTCACCGGCCCGATTGACCATCTGAACGCTGCGGTTCATCACGAACTCGGCACCGTCCGAAGACATGCCACCGACGTTGCCGGGCAGGATCTTCAGACGCTTCGTTCGAATGGTCGGACTGAAGACCGAGTTGAAGGTGGCCTCCTCATCAGCGGTCACCGTCGTAGGGTCATCGCTCGCAATGGGATCAAACCGAAGTCCCCCTACGACGGCACTCGGCAAGTAGCCAAGGATCATCACGTCCTTGTTCTTCCTGTGTTTCGGAAGATACCCCAAGACGACGACACTGTTGAGTTCGGGCACGCCACCCCAAAACGAGCGTGGACCAGCCATCCCTTGGGTGAGCTTGACCTCTTCGCGAAGCGTCTGCCCACCCGTGACGATCATGACGCTTGCCGTCATGTTGATCTCGTCGACCTGTGTGATGACCCCGATGCGAAGACCGGAGACATCGTTGACGTCGATGAAATCGTCGCCATGATGCCGGCCCGGCGCGTGTCTTGGTTGTCGATCGCCGAAAGCCATATCACACAGCCCTTCCGGTTGGAGGTGTCGCTAGCTGGGGTACAACCGGCCCAGCAGCCTGTTGGGCTCTAAGCTGGCCAAGCTGCGTCTGTTCGTTCGAGATCGTTTGCGTCAACGCTGCGATCTGGATCTGAATCTGCTGCGATTCACTCGGGGGTGCGGTCGCCGGGATGTTGGCGAGCTGCCTCTGAAGCTGCGCGAGATCCGACTGGTTGTTCGCGATCGTCTGCGAAAGCGATCCGATCTGGGCCGTGGTGGTCAGTGTCGTTCCGAAGCTGCTCCACGCCTGAGCAAGATTGTGCGCGTTTGACTGGGCTTGCTGAGCGATGGCTGTGGGGTCTCCGGCTGCGTACCGACTGGCCGCCGAGAACGGTGGGGCAAAATCCTGGTTTCCAGAAACCGCGGGTCCAACCGAGAGCGATCCGTTCGCACCGGGCTGGGGTAGCACCTCGGTACCACCTCGAAGCTCCTGTTCATACGCCTGATGGGGCGCGTCGAGGGTCGAGTACAGCTTGAAGAGGAACTCGTCGATGATGTTCTCGACCTGCGTAGGCGAGGCTGTCGCGATACTCGATGAGACCGGACTACCCCCATTCATCTGCGACTGAGCATACGCTTGTTGATCAGTTGCCGAGAGACCATCTTGGATGGTCGACGACGAAATCACAGTCGGCGCACCATCCGCGAACGCATTGGGATTGGGAAGAGTCGCTGGATCTGGAGCCGTCTGGTTCAGGTTCTTGACCTGATAGCCGGTATTGATGAACGCCAAGTCACTCCGACCAAGGAGACACATACACTGAGGCTGCGTGGCACTCGTTCCGTCCATCGCGCCCATGTTGTCGAGAACGTCCATCTCCGCGAGGGTTAGCCCTTGCGAGAGCTGGGAGGCTTCCACGCTCGCAAAAACACCTGTTTGCTGCGGATTGCCCAACACAGGCTGCGTCACAAAGTTCGTCTGGGTGTTCCCGTATTGAGGCGTCGGGTTATTGGGGGTCGTGAAGCCTGAGGTCCGTAGGTCGTCGGGCTGTAGACTTGCGATGGCGGCAACGGGATTCGGGTAGGCAGAAACCACCGCGGTGAGCCCCTGGGACTGTGCGGTCAGAGCCGCGGACAGACTCCCCGACAGGGCGACTTGAATGGAGACGTTGGCGGCCTGGTAGTTGCCCTGCTGGGTGTTCGAAACAAGCTGCCCATCGGTCAGGCTCACGCCTCTCCCGTACCTATAGTGCCCGATGACCTCGAATCCGCGAGAATCCGAGACGGGCCGTATCATCGTCTGTGAATTAGAGACGGGCGCTGTTGTGTCAGTGCTGTTCAGGGTCTTCTTGATCAGCTTCCCCGCCGGCACGATGACGATGTCGCCAATCACACCCTGAACGTTGGTGTTGCTGCTCGAGCTTGCACTGGCCTGACCCAGATCATGCGCATAGACGAACACTCCTGCCGATGTCAGGCCGTACCACGACCTGTTCGTCAGATGCTTGTCCTGAACGGGATTCTGCGTGAGGTCATAGACGACCTTACTCGCCTGCTGCTGCATGTTCTTTTGCTTGGTCGCTATGAGGTTCGCGTTGGGTTTCCCTCGGCCATTGCTCCCAAGCCCAGAGAACGGGTGGTTACCGGCGCTATCCGCGTAGTCTGCGAGCGTCGGAGCGTACGGCTGCAAGTACACCATGACGACATTCGGGTATCCCAGAATTTTCCCCGTTTGGGGGTCACGAAGAATCAGCGGCGTGTAAGGATTATGGTCTACGTTCCCACCCGTGAGCGCACTGGGCAACGGCGGATTTTGCGCAGCCTCGCCAACTTGAACAGTGAACGTCCCGCCTTGTGAGAGCTGCCTGCCCGTATACGCGAAGGCCGATCCGCCTGGATTGGCGGTCCCCCCGATCGCTGCGTTGAAGTCAGTGAGAGCGATCGTGCCAATCCCCTGCGGCGCCTTGAACTTCTCGCGCTTCGCAATGAGCGTGAGGGAGGTTGTCGCCCGCCCGCCGAAGGCGATGTTATGGGAGATGCCCTGGACATACCAAATCTGGTCTTTGGAGGCGAGGTAGACAGGAAACCCAAGGCGCATCTCCGGACGAAACGGAATGGTCACCGTCCCCCGGTGGCGTTTCGCGTTCATCCGGTCGAGCGCATCGAGCCCGTAGTAGAATAACGAGATGAGGTCTTGGCCCATGAACTCGGAGTTCAACTGGGCAGGTCGCCACCCGTACTGACGAAGAAGGTGGTAATCCGTGACGTTCGAGAACGGCGTCATCTCTGCCGGCCAACCCCAATCGGTGTTGCCCGAGTAGTTACCGCCGAGCGTGAGCTGCGTGACGACCTCGGCCTCACTCTCCGCAAGGTCCCAGTCGATGACGTCGATGTCTTGTATCCACGACACCGGCTTGTTCGAAAGGATGTCGAGATTGTAGAAGGGCGGCTTGAAAACGATGTCGCCCGTGACGTCCATGAAGAACTCGTAACCGATGGCGTCCTTCGCCACGTTGGCGATCTCTAGCTTGGTCTGGAACTCGTTCTGCCAGAAATTCACGCTGATGTTCGAGTTGTTCGTGCGAAACGCAACGACATTACTGTCTTCGGCGTTGAAGATCAGGTTGGGGGAACCGCCCTCACTTACGGGAGCCCCAGTTGCCTTGCGAACGGCTGCCGATGCGAGATCCTTCGGATACTGCCCCGGCTTCGCGTTCTTGAACTCCTCCATGAGCTTGTCACCACGAACGGCGACACCTGTTGACCCATAGAGCATCAGGTTCTTGGTGACGTTCTGAAATCGCTGCGACCAATACGCCATGACGTCGCTAAGCACCGGCTTGAATACGGTCTTCGAGTCCTGCGTGAGCGTCACGAGAGAACCGCCGCCAATG